CCATTCCGCGACCTCTATGAGTTTTTTATTTCATCCTCCGCTTGCCCTGCTTCAACCTCATTAATGATCTCCAAACACCGCACAGCGAAGCGCGTGAAGCGAGGGCTTTTATCCAGCAGTTCCAGTTTATTCTCCGTCGTGCATGGAATAGGAGTTCCATTCTTGTCTTGGATGTTCTCATCCCATTCCTTGATTGCATGGTCCCAGAACATCTCCATTTCCTTCCTCTTCTGTTCCGGGGTCTGCACTTCCTGCTGAATTATTTCCATCGCCCGCCGGTCTTTATTGTGGACGATGCGTTCACGGATCGTCTTTGTCTCCGCCCCGATCTTCTCCATCGCGGCCCGATCAGGCTTTCGGAAACACACCCTCCCCATGCCCGGTACGGGATCAAGATATACCTTGCTCCCGTCCTCTTTTACTTCGGAATCAAAGTAGTCGAACCACTTCCCTTTGTTCGCGTCGTCCGACAGATCGAATCTCATTATCCCTCCCCGTTAGGGTCTGATGCCATGTTAGACGACGCGCTCCATCGCCTTCGCGGAAACCTTCCCCTCGAAGGAAACCGTGGCGAGGGCGTTCTTCGACAACTGGATCCCACCGAACTTCGTGATGATGAGCTTCCCGCCAGCCGCCACTCTCCAGAACACGGAGGTGGACTCGTAGAAGTACAGGTTCGTCAACTCCGCGCCCGTATTCGCCAGCGCGTTGAGCGCGACCTGTCCGGCGGTGTCCGCCGGATCGTAGTTCCCGGAGAACGAGAACGTCCCACCGTCTCCGATCCCCGCTTCCACGAACGTCTTCACGGTATCCCCGAAGGCTGTCGCCTCCAGAACATCGGGGACGAAACCGCTGAGGGTCCACGTGCCCATTCCTGCAACCAGGTTCGCTCCGTAGCGCACAGAAGCCAGCCTCCCGCCTATTGCCGCCATTGCCGTTCCTCCTGATCGTATTTGTCTGAGGGTTGAACGTCACGAACTGCGCCAATATCATCAGCGGCTATCGCCTCCCCGTTCGCCGCAATCTGCTCCGATAACGCCTCTTGCGTCCTGTCCCACCTCGGCGGGTCCCCCTTCTGCGGGACGCCGAGGACCGTCGTATCGATCCGTGGCGCGGAAGGAAACCGCTTATGCAACCAGAGGAACGATTCCTCGAACGCCTTGTCCGGTGCCCACGTGAACGGACGCATACAATAATGCTCGCAGAAGGCGTCGATCACCCACGCAGACCCGCCCATCTTCCATGTCTGTAGGACCGCCATCGTCCCGTACAGGTCGAACCCGTTCAGCCGTTGATCGAACCGGAATCCCTTCTTCAAGTTCACGATGAGCACGCACTCATCGAAGCAACTCGCCGGATGCGGGTAGTTGTGCCGCCCGATGAAGTGCGACGGCGTTCTCATGTCATGGAACTTGCCGCAGTATTTGCCGTCCATGTCCTTCCCGATGGGGCCAGCGATAACCCAATCTTCCGGAAGGTTCTTCAGTTGCCCTTCTACCTGATCGATCCAACCGTGGCGGAAGTACATATCCTGATGGGCGAGGATGGCGATATCTGCCCCTTCCGCCTCGATGACGCCTAACAGTTTATTCAACCCCTTCGCCGCCGAGTCCGGCATCTTGATCGTGTGACACGGTATGGACGGATCGAGTTGCGACTGCCGGAATACCAGGTCCAGCCGCATGATGTCGTTCACCAGGACACCGAAGGAAAACTTCGTCCCGGTGGATGCGTCGTGCCTGTTGGCCTTCTTCCGAATGACGACCGTGAACCCGTTGCCCACCTTGTCGTCTTCGTTGTGTACCTGTACGACTTCCCACCGCACGCCCGTTTCGTTCTTCATCCACCGGATCAATTCGATAATGTCCGCCGGTATCCAGACATGTTCGTGCCCGTTCGGATCTCCGTGGGTTTCCGTGGTCCCGTTCTCGTAATCGTCTACCAGGTGCCGCAGCGGGGTCCGCTCCCTTGCGTGGTCGAACGTCATGTCCTTGCGCGGCACGATCATGAAGATGACCCCGCCGGGACGTACCAACCGGTCCCACTCGATCAGCGCCTTGATGGGATCCGTGAAATGCTCCAACACGTGCGAGCTGACGATGAAGTCCTGACTGTTATCCGGCAAGGGGATGGCGTCTCCCGGCGCGACGATATCCACCGGAAGCGACCTGCCACAGCGCCGTATCTCCTCCCGCTTGAATGGCGTGTCCATGTACCCCGAGATATCCACGTTCAGCGTGTTCAGGCCGAACGGATTATGCTCCGACCCGCCGATCTCCAACCCCTTGCCAACACAGTATTGATGCGCGAGTTTCGATTCCGGATACACCTTCACTTGTTGCACGCCTCCCGTTCCTCCGCCGTGGAATCCCATTCCTCCCGCGCCTGCGCCGCCTCGGTGGGAGTCCTTCGGTAATCGCCGAGGAAGAACCTATCCTCATCCCCCATCTCCGATACCTCGATCCATGCGATCCCGATCCACTCCGCCCGTGTGATCTCGGAGAGTTTCTTTCTCATGCGTCTTTATCCGGTTTACATACACTTGATTTTAACTTTGCCGTGGTCGTTCCATCGACTTGCACTAAATCGTAATCCGGCACCTCTTCATTGATCGGAACCATCTTGTATCTCTTGAGGATAGGCGTGATCTTGTCGTACTCTTCCGTTTCGACAATGATCGCCGCATCCGCCATCACGATGCTCTGAGACTCAAACGTTAACGTGATCTTTCTAACCTTGTTCCCGTCAAGGCCAAGGATGTCGCATAACTCTTTCCCGACCATCCGACTCAGAAAGGCCATCGCCCCTCCTTTAGTTTTTCTGCATTATGGTTTCGTAATCCAAGTCCGCCTGCCAATACTCCCCGGTCCCGAGTTCCGTGTCAGCCGGGACGCTCGTCAGGGAGGAACCCTGCCGGTTCATCATGATGTGAGTGTTCCCCGTGATCGTCAGCGAGCAGTTGTCGAACAGGCTTTTCAGGTTCGTGACGATGTCCTCGATCTCCGTCGATCCGGACGCCTGCGAGAATACGGAGAACTGGATGATGACCTCTTCCAGTTTCTCCGTGAACGTATCCCTCGGTACGTCGCTGATGAGGTAGTACACCGCATACGGCCACGTCGGATTCTGCGGAGCGCGTGCCTTGTACAGCCGCCCGCCGATGGACGTGGAGAAGGCGGAGCCGGTGAATTTCGTGAATAAACTCGTCGAGAGGTTTTTCACGACAGGACCTCTTTGCACAACAGGTCCATCTGTACTCCGCGTTCTTCATGATTCACGACGGAGACTATCGAAAATAAACGTGCGCCGAACTTCACCCGCCACGCGGCGGACAGGCCCGCATAATACCGGATGCGTATCTGATGAGTCCCGACAGCGGTCGGCGCGGCAGCACGGCGCTGCTCGGAAACGGAGACGGGCCAGATCGCCGCGGGCACGGGGGATCCCTGCGTCGCCCAGACGGAAATTTCTCCGCCCATGCCATCCGGTGTAGACGTGTAGGCTTGCAACTCGATGACATTCCTTAGATCCCCACTGCGCATTTTCTCTCCTCAACAAATGCCAATTGTCCCGGGGCATATTCGGAAAGGTACTCGACGCAGAATGCGATCATGTCCTCTACGCGTTGTCCACGTGGATGCTTGCCGCTCCACAGTTCAAGATTATCTATCCGATTATCATGCTTGATCCCGTTTTTATGATGAACAGTTTCATGGGTGTGCAATTTACGCCCTATATGGTTTTCCATAACGACGGCATGTTGTGGGCGCGACGTCCACCGCCCGTCTCTGTTTTTGCCTCTCGTTATTTTATACCCATCGGGATTGACGCTGTACCCCCGCTTATAAAGTGGGCTTTCCTTTCCGCGCTTAACTATATGCAGTAAGCAACCGCAACTCTTTACGCTCCCAGATTTCACGGCAGTCCCTTGCAACACCTTTTCTTTCCCGCAATCACAACGACATAGCCATGCTGATTTTTTCCCATTCTCTTTGCTGCCGAGCCTTCTTAGGACAGTCAGCATTCCATATTTATTACCGGCGATTTTGATCGCATTATGTGCGGGCCTATTCCTTAGACACCCGCAACTCTTCGTCATTCCGGATTTCAAGTGCGTTAATATAAACACCTTCTGTTTCCCGCAATCACAGGAACAGAGCCACCTCGTTTTTCCCCATTTATTCGGTTCCGTCAGTTTTATCGCTGTCAACTTGCCAAAGCGTTTGCCGGAAACATCCTCCCGCGTCATAACTTCGCCTTGCCGACGTACTTCTCTATCAGTTCCACCAGCACTTGCTGTAGGGACTTCCCCTCACTTGCCGCCTTCGCCTTCAACTCGCGGCGAAGGGACTCGGGTACGTTGCGGATCATGATGGCGCGGAACGGGTCAACACGCCCCACGCTTATTCTTTCCCTTATGTGTCGTGCAATCTTATCGCTGTCCTCAACGGGGTCGTATATGCCAGTGAATGTAACTGTTTTCTTTTTCATTCTTCCGCCGCCTTCCCCTCGGCGCGACGGCGTTGGTTCACAAGAAACTCATCGTTTATTTGAAAATAATTCATTAACAACCATAAATCCTTCCGCAGCCGCTTCAACTCCGCGTCGGCGGCGAGGATGGCGTTTTCAGTATCATCAGAAAACCATTGATCCTCCTCAGGTTTGCTGGCATTCGCAACCATTTCCTCCCATGCCTTCTTCTCCTTGCCCCTCATCCCCTCACCCCCTTGATTTAATGTTTACATTATACAGCAATGCAAACATTATGCAAGGGATTATTTCATCAGAAGGTGATTACCCTATAGCCATCGAGCAGACCATCAATAAAGTCCCTCGGTACGTTCATGACCGTCTGCCCCACCACGAGGGCTTGCGGATTATCGTACAGCGTACCCGCTCGCATTTTAATCCATGTTTTTATAGCCGCTGGGACATCCGCCGCCGCCCCGTACCCGGCGACGAACCGCACCCGGACGGCGTTGACCTCGTCGCGTGTGGACGGCCACGATTCCCCGTAGGCGGGAACGACCAGCCCCGGCTCCGAATCCGTGTCCACGGCGTACAGGAGGGCGTCCAGCGTCTGCTGTGCGCCGTCTGTGTCGATGTACTTGATCGACGCCACGGATTGCAGCGGCGGCAGCGGCAGGACGATCCCGCCCGTGGGAAACCCGTCGAGCACGAGCTCCCACGTCTGCGTGATGAACGCCCGCCGGGTGATCGTCTCCGCCATGTCCCGCGCCGTCGTGATGAGGGTGCCGATGTCCGTGTCATCGGTGGCGACGGCCACGCGCAGGGAAGGAGACGCTTTCGCCTCCGCGACGGTGATCGGTTCTTCACTCGCCGGAACGATCAACGA